CGCGACATCAAGGCCACCGTGATGAACCCGGTGCTCGATCATGCCGCGTTCCGGTTCGGCAATGATGGCACCGAGGCGGCGCACACCTGGGTCGATGCTCAAGATACAGACGTAACGCTAAGCACCGACACGAACTACATCGTTCGGTTCGCGACGAACAACACGGGTGACGCAAACGAGACGGCGTACGCGCCGAAGCTTCAGTATTACCACACGCAGGGCACCGCGACGTGGACAGATGTAAACGGCTCGTCCAGCGTCATCCGGTCCACGGCATCTGGCAGCATCACGGACGACGAAGTAACGACGACCGGCCGCATGACGGGCGGTACCGGCACGTGGGAGGCCGGTTACTGCGACGAGGGTGACGGCACGTTCGGGTCTAGCGTCAACCTGAACAACGGCAACTGGTGCGACCACCTGTTCGTGTTTCAGGTGCGCAGTGCCGACGTATCTGCGAGCGACACGATCGACCTACGCATCGTCGAAGGCGACGGCACCGTGCTCGCGAACTGGACGGGCACCGCCGCGCAACTCGCTACGATCACGGTTGCATCGGGCACGCAGTACACGAACACCGCGAGCGCGGCGGGTGCCGCGACGACAGCGGTCGCGATGGCGGTCATCGCCGGGCTCGGCGCGGTCAGCGCGGCAGGGCAATCGACGACAGCGGTTGATCTCACCGTCATCCCTGGCGGTCAGCAATACAGTCTGACGGCGGCACCAGCAGGCACATCGTCTGCGGCGATATCTGACGACCAGCTATATCTACGCGAAGTTGTCGCATCGTCGGGTACGCTCGGCGGCACATCGACGGCTACAGTCTCGTCGCTCAGACAGGCGCACAGAGACACATCGGCAGCGGGCACATCGACGGCATCGGTATCGATCGAGGTGCCGGGCGCTACGCAACAGCTTACGGCCGCATCTGACGGGACGGGCACGGCATCGACTACGATGGCGGCGATCCGTTCTGTCGCGGCCACTTCTGACGGCACGGCGACCACAACGGCGATCAGGATCGTCGATCGCAACCGCGATACGTCGGCAGACGGCACGTCATCGGCCAGCGTGTCGATTAACGTCAATCAGGGCGGCACGGTATCCGAACTCATAGCCGCGCCCGATGGCACAAGCTCGGCAACGGTCGCAAGCGCGGCGATCCGTAGCCTGGCGGCGTCAGCGGACGGCACGTCGTCGGCTGCGGTATCAATCGAAACGTCTGCTGTCGCGTCGCTCGTCGCGGCGCCAGCGGGCACGTCGTCCGCGACCGTCTCGTCGCTCAGGCAGGCGCATCGCGACACGCAGGCAGATGGCACGAGCTCGGCCACAGTATCGAGCGCCGCAATCAGGGCGGTGGCCGCGTCAGCGGACGGTACAAGCTCGGCCACAGTATCGATCAACGTCAGCGGCACGATCACGCTCTCCGCGACGGCTGACGGCACATCGAGCGCGACCACGACATCGTACACGATCGTGCCCGTCAGCATGGGCGATGTCGCGGGCACGTCGTCGGCGTCGGCCACGATCCTGGTGCTGTCGCAGTCTACGCTCGCGGCGAGCGCGGACGGTACGTCGAGCGTTACAGTATCCGGTAACGCGATCCGCTCTATAGCTGCCCAAGCGGACGGCGTATCGTCCACGACCGCCGTCAGGATCGTGGACCGTGTGCGTGACACGCAAGCCGATGGCACGAGCTCGGCCACTGTGTCGATGGGCGTCAAGTCGATACTCACGGCCGCAGCGGATGGTGTCTCGACGGCTGCGGTTGTGCTCTCGCCGGCAGGCCAGGAACAGCTTACCGCGAGCGCGGACGGCACCGGCACGGCGACCGTCTCGAGTGCGGCGATTCGTGCGCTCGCGGCGTCAGCCGATGGTACCAGCACGGCTGCGGTATCGGTGTCGGTCATCGAGGGCGGCGACGTTTACACGAACAGCGCGAGCGCGGACGGTACCAGTACAGCATCCGTCTCGCTTGGTGTAAGACGCGCTCTTACCGCGTCCACGGACGGCGTATCGACTGCGACATCGGCCGTCGAGGGCGTATCCGTCAAGACGCTGACCGCTTCGGCGGACGCCACTTCATCGGCCACGTCAAGTGTGCTCCGTCAGGCGCATCGCGACACGTCAGCAGATGCCACGTCGAGCGCCACAGCGTCGTATGCGGCGATTCGTAGCCTTGCCGCGTCCGCTGATGGGTCCAGCGCGGTCACGCTCGACACAGCGCGTGTATTTGCGTTCAGCGCGACGGCGGCGGGCACGGGCGCGGTCAGCCTGACGGTCACGAAGGTGTCGGCCACGACGCCGGTCAGCGGCAAGTACGCGAACGAGCACGCGCTCGCCTACAAGATCGTGAGCGAAGCGGAAGCGAAGGGCTATTCACTCGAACACGCGCAGGCGTTCGCGAATGTCTTCAAGGCGGGAGCGTAAGCGATGGCGGTCACATTCACGAGGGTGGTTCGGGCGAGCTATGATCCCGAGACGGATACGGCCACCGAGACGACATCCACGATCACGGGCACGGCGGTCAGGGCAATGGGCAACCCGCATCGCTACGCGGCGCTCGGCCTGGTCGAGTCGAAAGCGCCCACGCTGATCTTCGTGCCGACGACCTACGGCGAGACGCCCGAGCCGGGCGATGTGGTGACATGGGAAAGCGAAGAGTACACGGTGAGGGACGTAGAAGCGGCGGCACCTGACGGTGTGACGATCGCCGCTCGCGTTATCATTGAACGATGATCGACACCTATACGCTCCAGCTTGCGCTCCGCACCAAGGCGCTCAGTTTGTCCGTCTCGACATGTTCGGGCGTCAACCTGTCGGCGTCTGGCTCGATCTTCACGCGCGCGTCCGGCAGCTTCATCACCGACGAGTTCAGCATCGGCATGGAGCTCACGGCGGCGGGTTTCAGCGAGGCCGCGAACAACGACACGTTCGTCGTCACGAACGTCGGCGCGACGCAAATCACGGTAGACGGCAGCTTGACGACCGAAAGCGCAGGGTCCGGTAAGACGCTGACCGTCGGGCTCCCGTCGAATCGTGCATGGGAGAACGTGAAATTTGAGCCGACGACCGACGCGCCGTGGGTCGAGGAGCAACTGATCCCAGGCCCGACACGTCAGATCACCGTCGGCCCGCTCGGCACGATCGAGTCGCGGCTGCTCTATCAGATATCGGTGCATTGCGTCGAGAACAAGGGCATCGGCGCTCCGACCCGGTACGCGGACGCGCTCATGGATCTGTTCGCGCCACGCACGGAGATCACGTTCGGCAGCGAGATCGCGCGCGTTCGCACGGACACCGGCCCATATCGTGGGCAGATGCTACGGGTCGTGCCCGGTTGGGTCACGATCCCGGTCACGTTCCCGCTAGAAATCCGGTCGGCTTCGGCTATCTAGCGAACGGCGGTCCTATTTTGTAGGTTTGTAGAAGCCAAAAAACCGAAAGCGACCCGAGCGGTCCAGGCGACACTACACGAGCGCCTGGGCCGTTTTGTGTTTACAGGCTAAACGTCAACGCCGCACGGTGGGCGGCAAGGAGCGCACTGACCATGCCGCAGACTGGCAAGAACATCTTCGTTGACTTCAAGGTCGAAGCGACGCTGAACACCGCGCCGAGCACGGGCAGCGCCGAGCGGTTGCGGCTGACCGCAGCGCCCGGCCTATCGCTTCGCAAGCAGGCGATCCGCTCGAACGAGATCCGTGCCGACTATATGTCCACGGTCCCGCGCCACGGCTCGCGGCACGTCGAGGGCTCGTATTCCGGCGAACTCTCGGTCAACAGCTTCGAGACGATCCTGGCGGCTGTCGCGCGTGCGACGATCGTCGCGGCTGTCACGATCACGGAAGCCACGTCATCGCTTGCGTCGATCACGTTCGGCACGAACACGGTCGTCGCGACGAACACCTCGACCGGCACGGGCTTCATCTCTGCCGGCCTACGGGTTGGTGATGTGTTCCGCGTGTCCGGCACGAGCGGCGCGAACGACGATCTCAACGCGATGGTCATGGCGGTCGCGACGCATACCGTCACGGTACATGATGGCGCGTTCACGTCTGACGCATCGGCCGCGACAACGTTCAGCCTGACGATCGGCAAGAAGATCAGCAACGGCACGACGCCGGTCAGGAACTCGTATTACATCGACCAATACCAGCAAGACAATGATCTGTCGGAGGTGTTCGGTGGATGTCGGTTCACGGGCTTCCGTATCGACGGCTCACCGAACGGTATGGCGACGGTCAACATCAGCGCGATGGGCATGTCAGTCACCGCGCTTGCGAGCGGCGCCAGCCCGTACTACGTGAGCCCGACCGAATACACGACCGACCCGCTCGTCTTCGCGGACGCGATCATCAACCTGCGCGGCACCAAGATCACGACGGCGACCGCGTTCAGTCTCGATTATCAGGTCACCGCTCAGACGCTGCCGGTCATCGGCACGAGCGTCACGCCTGACGTGTTCGACAACGAAGCGCGACTGAGTGGCACGCTGACGGTCATGCGCGAAGATCTCGCGAACCTGACCAGCTACGCCGACGAGGATGAGATCGAGCTCGCGATCATGTTGCAGGAAGCTGGCACCGACCCGAAAGGCTTCCTGAG